GTTGCCGGCGCCACCACAGTTCACACTTCACGCGCGCCACCTGCTGCGCGGCGTCATCGAACGCCGGCATCCTGACCGCGTAGTCATCGCATGTCCGCATGCACACCAGGCGCGCGTCATCGGCATCGAGCCCGAGCGTGCGCAATACCACGTCATCGGCAATCCGCCGCGCCTTGTCGCATATCTGCATGTCCGACGCATCCGGGCGCACCGGCAGCGTGGCCGGCGCGTGTTCGTCGACAAACGCGGTCATCGACTGTTCAGCCGCCGCCGTGTCGAACATGTGCGGCGCGTTGGCCTTGCGCGCACTCGCGCGGCCGGCCGCTTCTGCGGCACGGTAGGCGCGGTGATACCACTTCATCGGCAGGCGCTGGCGGGCGCTATTCATCGCGCCGAGCGTAGGCATGACCGATGCAATGGTGTGCGCGTAGATCCACATCAGATGCAAGCCTCGAAGCGGCGCGGGCTCACTACTGCCCCGCGCCGGTTGCGCCTGCACTCACGGAGGTATTCTTTGATTCGCTCAAGCGCCGCATCGCCGGCCGGCGTGGCGCGGATATGCGCGACGCTGGCGACCGGCCGCGCGACGTGCGCCGCGTGCATCGGCGTGCGCACACTGCCCGCCACCGCGTTGACTTCTTCCGGGCCATCCTCGCGATAGCCGATGTCACCAAAGGCGCTCACAGGTAACGCTCCTTCAGCCACTCGACGCCGGCCGCGACCGCCATCGTCAGACCGGCGCCCGCGACGCACACCGACCATGTACACACCCACTCGAAGCACGTCATGCCGGCCTCCGCATCAGGCGCGCGAGCAGCGCATCGGAGAACAGCACCGCCGTGCGCAACTGGCCCGGCGTGATGGTGGCCGCGCCGTAGTCCGCGACGTAGCAGCCTGCACGCCACGACAGGCACGCGGCTATTGCAGGTTGCACGCGATTGGTTTTTTTCATGATGTTCTGACCCCGGTTCCATTACCGTGAAAAGCGGGGCGCCCGGTCCGGGGCGCCCGTTTTTTCAGGAGAAAGTTTCAATGAAACTGTTAGCTTTTGGTAAGCATGCCGGCGTGTGCAGGATGCACAGCCGGTTAGCCAACCGGGGCGAATCGGGAAGGTATGACGGGGGGGGAAGTGCGGGGGTAATCGGTCTGTCAGAAACTGCTTTACAGACTATAAATTATCAACCCCGTTGCCCGACCCCGTTACATCTCGTTTCGTCCTGCTGCGCATCCTGCACGGCCGGTAACATTTCTTCAACTATCGTGCAATCTGCACCGATAGCACCCATCAATCGAACTGTGCGGAACCGCACCAGCACAAGGGGTTCCAGGCATCTAGGTGTTTACCCCTATCTGTCTGATTTACCCAATTACCGGGCTTTTCCCGGTCATTTCAGCGGTTACAACAAAAGATGCATCGCGCACACTCCGTTACCAAATATTTCAGCGACGAGTGCAGCATGCACCACCACACAGGGAGGCGCCGCATGAACCACGTGCCCCCGACCCCCGAGGAAGCCCAAGCCCTGATTGACCACGCGGTCAGGTCCGTGGGCGAACCGTTCGCGCTCGATGTGCTGGGCGTGCACCGAACCACGCTCATGCGCTGGCGTACCGGCGCCGTGCGCATCCCGCATGCGGCGCTTGCGCTGCTGCGCATCTGGCAGGAGGGCCGCTTACCCGGCATGACCGACGACTGGCGCGGTTTTCACTTCTTTGGCGACAAGCTGTACACGGCGGCCGGCGTTGGCTACACCGCGCGCGACATCGACGGCTGGCACTGGCAGAAGCAGGCATGCGAAGCGAATGAACGGCGCATCAAGCAACTCGAAACGCTCGTGACCGACCTTTCCGACAAGCTGCAGAAAGCACCCGGCGCCGCCGCCAACGAGGTGTACAGCCCGACCAATCCGCCGCCGCGCCCGCGCCGGCACGTGGCATAATCGGCCCGCCACGCCTCCGGAGAACCACATGCAATGGATTGATGCCAAAACCCAGCCGCCGACCGCCTACCGGCCGTATTTCGTGCTTGTCGCCGGCCGTCCTGCCGTCGCCGAGTATCACGAATTTCATTACGATGTCCGCTCGCCCACCTGGAGCATTGACGGCGTGACGCACTACTGCGAACCGCCGCCGATCCCGGCCCGCTGACAAAAAAGCCGCCCTGTTGAGGCGGCTTTTTTTTACTTCCGTTTCTTGAATCGGCCCTTGGGCGGCTTTTTTTTACTTCCGTTTCTTGAATCGGCCCTTGCTGTCTCGCTTGGGCGTGGATTTTCGCTTGGTCATTTCGCGGTCCTCAGAATCTGTTGATCAATGCGCGCATGTGCGCGCGTCACGTCCTGCTTGACGCCATCCAGTTCGCGCCGGAACGCCCGCTGATCCGCCCGGATGCCGGCATACACCGCGCCCGACGACGACAGCACGCCGATAACCGAGAGAATCAGCGAGCCATCCATTACGCCGCCTTGCCTTCCGGCAGGAATGCGCCGAGCAGGCCAAACACCGCCTGACCCACCACGCCCACCTGTGCCACCACGTGAGGATCGACGCCCTGACCCACCGCGACCGCGCCCGCCACACCCACCAGCGTAGCCAGTGCGGCGTGCGTGCTGGGTTCTTTCAATCGCTGCAAAAACTTGAACATGAGGACTCCTATTTTGGATGGACTACTTTCGGAAAAAACTGACTCGATTGCATGGCCGCCCCCTTGGGTTAGCCGTTCGGTTTGAATGCGTTGCCGTTCACGATATTCCACAACCAGTCGCCAATACCGCCGTTGCCGGTCGTGCCACCACTGCCACCAATCAGCCCCATCGAACCCGCGTCGAGCAGGTTGGACGGCGCATTAACGATGCCGGTTGCCGTACTGTTGAACGGGCCTAGCTGGGTCTGCGGCGCCTGTGCCGTATTCCATGCGGTTGCCGGCAGGTTGGCCACAAAGGTAAAGCCCTCACCCACCGCGCCGGCCGCCGTGTCGTAAGCACTGCCGAGCGCATTGGAAACCGCATCCACCGCGCTCTGTCCTGCATTGCCGACCCGCTTGGCCGCATACGCGACGACCAGCACACCGACGCCGGCAATAATCAGCTTGAATTTGAGGTCGTCAGAGACAGCCATCGGTTAGCCGTAGTTGTTCGGGTTGTCGAAACCACCGTACGCGTTCTGATTGCCGTTCGTCAGGTCCGGCAGGCTGAACTGCGAACTCTGCCGGGGGTTCCATTGCGACCAGTCGTAATTCACCGGCACGGCGCCGCCGCCGAGCATCAGGTCCGTGCTGATCTGCGACGCGACCGCCGCGTTGGCGTTGTCGTAGGCCGTGATATCGCTGAAAAACGAACCGGTCGAGCCGTTCGAATAGCCGCCGGCCGCCACCACGTCAGGCGATCCGGTCACGTTCAGCACGCGCCCGGAATTGCTGGGGAAAAACCCGCCGTTGCCGACCGACATGCCCGAGGTTTTGGCGGGCATCAGCACCCCGCGCGTTGCCGCCATTGCCCCGCCCGAACGCAGCACCATGAATGCCCCGACCGCCAGCACGCCCAAGATGACGATATCGTTGTTGCCCTTGCTCATGCGTACACTCCCGAATCGAACAGCGCCATTTCGGCATTACGCCGGTTCTGGATGCCGTTCTGTAAATTGGCCGCCACCCAGCTAACCGACTGGTTCGCGATGCCGTCGATGCCGGCGCCCGCGTTGACCGAATCCGCGAACTTCTTGAAACTCCGCGGGCTCATGTTGTACGCGATGGAACACAGCGCGTCGAACTGTTCCTGTGTGAGGTCCGCCGTGACATACAGGCGCACCCACTTGGCCGCGCGCTGCTGCACGTCGTTCGCAAACATCGCATCCGCCTGTGCCTGCGTGATCGTATCCGGCAGCGTGCCGAACGCGCCGTAATGGCCCCAGCCGATCGTTTCGCCGCCGTCGCCCAGCGTGTACTTTTTCAGCGAGCAGCGCTCGCGACCCCGGATGAATAGCTCGCCCTGGGGGCTTATGTCCATCTGCGAGGCCGGCGTTGGCGCGACCGCGTTTGCAATTCCGTTTGTCATTTCATCCACCAGTGTTGCGGCCGCATCGACCGCCGAATAATCACTCTCGCCGCTCTGCGCCGCGACCGTCGCCGCCTGCTGATACAGGAGGTAGACAGACACGCCCGCGATGAGCGCGACGACGCCGGAAAACAGCGCGCGGTCCATTACTCCTCATACCACTCGAAACCGGTCTGGTTGCCGATGTTCTGCACGTTCACGAACGCCGACACCACGCCCCAGCCGGGAGGGATAACCAAGGGTTCCTTGAAGGTGTTGGTGACGACCGCGTTCGCGGCGCCGCCGACGCTGATCATCTGCGTCCCCACCGGTACGGTTGCCTGCTGCGCCTTGTAAATCTGCGCGACGCCGGCCGCCCCGCCCGCCAGCTTCGATGCGACTGTGGCCGCCTGCAACGTGCCGAGCGTGGCGTTCTGGAAAATCAGCGCCGCGATATAGGCGCCGTTCGGACTGGTCGCATTGAACGACTCGAGAATCACGTTCTTGCCACTGCCGGGAGGGTTCCACAGCATCACATGCGAATAGTTCGACGCGACCGCCGTTGCAAACCCGGTTCCGAGAAACGCCGCGTTCTGCAGCGTGCGCGACTTGCCGCCGTCCAGCACGTTGACATCGCCACTGATACGGAAATTGCGAAAGCCCGAGGTCGAGAGCATCACCTGACCGCTAATCGGCGTCGTGCCCTTGTTCACGATGAGCCAGCGATCCACCAGCGCGCCGAAGTCGAAACCCTGCCCGAGCTTCAGCACGGCAGCGCCCTGCATGAAATTCGGTCGGACCTCGATCTGATCGAACGCAGACCCCGAACTCAGGAAGTCGCAAATCTGCGCGGTCGATTCGATGATCTGTGTCGAACCCTGCGAGCCAGCCGGAGCCAGATTGATGTCGTATGCCTGAATGCTCATGCCCGATGATCCCGAAGTGCCGCGATAGCGACGATGCCAGCCAGCACCAGCCCGCCCGCGACCATGAATTTCTGTCCGCTACTGGTCGCCGCCTGCGCCTGCCATGCCTGCGCGACATCCTGCGTTGCGGTCTGGTTCACGTCCTTGGCGGTCTGCATGACCGAACTGGACGCGTCGAGCAGCTTGGAAAAACCCGCCATCATGTTCGATGCATTGATGCCAAACATCGCCGCGTTGCTATCGACCGACTTGTTAAAGGTCTGGTCTGCCAGCCCCACCGCCGAGGTCATGTTGTCGTGCGATGTCTGGATGCTGGTCTTGGCGAGGTCCATCGCGCCCGCAATGGCGCCGAGGTCCGTCGAAAAATTCGTGACGTTGCTATACGTCGCGTTGTTACTGCCATTCACCGCAGCGCCGCCGCCATCCGTCACCATGCGCCGGTCAGTGACGTTGGTGGTGGTGTTGGTCGTGTTGTTGGTCGTGCTCGTGTCCGTACTCTGACGCGATGCCGACGGGCCGCCGATGTTCAGCGGCGTGGCGGGCAGGCCCAGCGCCATCAACCGCGTTTGTTCTGGCCGCTTGATAATCACAATTGCTTCCTCAGTTCTGCGACGCCTGCGTTTTCTTCGACGGTCACGTAACCGGCCGCGCCGAGCTTGCGCATCAGGCCGCGCCGTTTCGTTCGCATCGCCAGCGCCACGCACCCGGCGCACTGTTTTTCAATCAGCGGCAGCACCACCCGGCACAGGTCAAAGCCTGCGCGCCCGTAGGCCGCCGTGATATACGCCTCTGTCCCCTTGTCGCCCTGGTAGAAGTGCAGGACATAGAACAGCACCGGTTCGCCGTCCGCATACACCCGGCAAAAGGTGTCGCCCGTCACCAGTTCATCCACGCCCGCCGTTCCGCCGCTTGTGTCCACCTTGGCCCACAGGTGCGGGTCTGCCGCGAATGCGTGCGCGACTTCCCGGAACCGTTCGACGGTGAGCGGTTCCGGGATGCACGTAACCTCTACGAGTGCCGGCGCCATACCATCACCATTGCGACCGCCGCGAGTAGCAGCATCGGATTCTGTGTTGCTGCAATCGCCGTCTGCGCGACCGCCTGCGTGGCACTGGCCGCCGTCGGCACACTGGATGCCTTCGAGCTACCCGTCGAAACGGTCCACCCGGAGCCGTCCAGCGTGGTAGCGCCGGTATCGACCCGATAGCCCCCAGTCACGCCCGACGAGTTGGATGGATCGGAGCCGCCCATCATCGAGCTAAACGCCGATCCGGCCGCCATCGCCGCCGCGCTATACGGGTTCGAATAGGCAAGCGACGACATGCCGCCCGCCATCATTCCGGCAGCAGCGTTGCCGCCGCCGCCCTGCGATCCCGCGTAGGCGCCGAGCGCCCCATTGGCGCCCCCAAGCAATGCCATCTGGCCGGGAGAGAGCGCCATTAGTGCCGCGCCTCAGCAAACAGCACGATTGCGCCGATTGCCATCACCAGCAACAGCGTGCGATTGACGCCGACCGCCGCGACCGGATAGCCGTTCGCGTTGACCGTCACCACACCCGGCATCAGCGGCTGATTGTTGTCAGGCGAAAGTGCCTTGATCGTTGCCACGTCGATGCCGCGCGCCAGCCCGTACGCGAGAATGTCGCCCCAAGTCCCAGCCGAAGGATTCAATTCGGAGGGTCCGGAGACGGCATTCTGCGTGCTGACCGGAGCCGACCACATCGACGCGGGTTGCGTGGTCAGGGTACTGGTATCGACCCACACAGCCTGACCGTTTGCATCCGTTGTCCACATGCCAGCCCCTTAAGCGTTGTACGGCAGATCGAGCATTTCCACGTACGTGCCGATGGTGTCGCCGGCCGTGAGGAACGTGTTGCACTCGAACGACTTGGCATCCTGCGTGATGAGCATCCCGGACTGGTTGTTGTCCACGATGAAATCGGTCACGAAGTGGCCCGCCTGCGGCACCTTGCGGTATTCGTTCTGCACGAACCGGCGCACGTGATCGGCCATATCCACGATGGTGATGCCGTTCTTCTTGATTTCGACGCGGTTGATGTTGCCGTCGCCGTTGCCGGCCCACGAGGAACCCGCGTAGAAGTGATGGATACGCTTGATGAGCGCGCCCATCGGGTTGAAGTTCACCGGGAACTTGCCCGCGACCGCCGTCGATGCCGGGAAGTACAGGAGCTTGTGGACCAGCGCGCCCGCCTGACCCTGCGGCGCGGTCAGGAAAGCCCATGCGGCCAGCGTAGGCGCCGTTGCGCCTGCAATGGTCACCTCGACCTTGATCTGGTCCGGCAGGGCCGACATGTCGTAGCCGCCGATTTCCTTGCCGTCGATGCTCGGTGCATCGCGTTCGGTAAAGTCGATCGTCAACTGGCTGGCCGAGTTGTAGATGCCCTTGTACTGGTTGATCGTGTCCAGCACCACGCCCGAGCAGTTGTAGACCGTGCGCACGCCAATTTTCACCTTGATGTCGGTGATCATCGCCTTGGTAAAGGTCGTGCCGCCGAGGTCCATCACAATGCGCGTGAGCGTGTTGGAGTACTTCGGAACCATCAGCGTTGCGACGCCGCTCGCCACGACGTTCTGGAACGCCGGCAGTTGTTGAATGATTGCCATCTGTCAGCGTCCCTTAGCCTTGGGTGTTGCCCGTCAGCGCGACGCCGACGAGATTCGACGTGATCGGCAACTGCCGAAGCACGAAAATGACCGCGAGGACCGTCGCGGTTGTCTTGAGTGCCGCCTTGATGTCGTTCATGACTCAGGCGCCCTTGATGATCTTCTGCACCGACGCCGGCAGATACTTCGTGCCGTTGTTGATGATGATCATCGTCACAACCGTGATGCCCACGGCCTTGATGATTTCTTTCACCTTCACTGTTCCCTCCACAGGGTTTGAATTGGTCTCAGGCCGCGCTTCCCACGGCGTGCAGGTCGAACAGTGGGCAAAAAAAAGCGCCCCGGATAGGGGCGCTCGTTACGTTACGTACGGCTTATGGCCTGTTGTATTTCAGCCCACCCGGCATGAACAGGTTTCCGCATTTTGGGCACCGGTAGATGCGATGCTTTCCGGGGTTGCTTCCGTAGCTTCCCCACTCCCTGAAAATCAGGTGGCACTTGTGCGGCTTTGGTCCGATTGGCGGTCCCATGCTTCCCCCTAGAAAGTCAGTTTTCCACGCCGCACCGCGCCGGTTTTCTGCGCGCGCTCGATCCAGTCAAAATCCGCGGTGACTTCATCGGCGCGCATGTCGCGTATTTCCTGCTGCGGCACACCCAGCGCGTTGGCCATCACCTTGATGTCGTTCTCATACGAGAGCCGCGAGCAGTGCACCAGCGTGGCATTGCCAATAAAATCCTTGTCGATGTTCGCGGGCCGCTGCGCGGCGCCAAAGAGCGTGATCCCCTGATGCCGGCCCTTGCGTGACAGGATCGACCAGCCATCGGGCGCGCGGCTTGGCTCGGTCACGTCGCCCAGTTCGTCGACCACCACACACCCACCGGCCGCCATGTACGCCAACTGGCAAAACACGTCGAACTTGCCGCCGTACGTACTGAACGCCATGCCCGGTTTGTAGACCAGGCGATAGCCATCGGCCGGCGCATCCTTCACCGCCTGCACCAGTTCGCGCATGTTCGATACGGGCCGCCCGAACTCGTCGAACTCATCCTGTGGATCCCATACGAGCAGGCCGCGCGGTTTGCCGGCGCGTAGCTGCTGCTTGATCCATGCCGATTTGCCCGACCCGCTCGCGCCCATCACCGCGATGATGTTCGCCTGATTCTTTGAACCGTCTGCCATTACCCCGCCCCCTGCATGCTCAGTTGCCCGCCTGTGTCCCTGACCGCCACCATTGCCCGTACGGGCGCCACCGCGACCGGCGCCGGCTGTGCCTGCGGCTTGGGCATGTCTACCGTGCGCTCTGCGTCGAGCGCCGCCTTGTACTGGCCGTGTACCTTGTACGTCACGTACGCGAGCGGCAGCACCGTGACCGCGAGCGACAGTTCCGGACCGAACAGGTCACCGACGCCGCTCACACTCAGCCCGTACTTGTCCATCACCGGCACGACCTTGGCCGCCACTTCGGCAACCACCTCATCGGTATAGATCCCCGGCAGATAGGGCAGGAGCGGCGTCAGGAGGTCACGAACGACCTTCAGGCAGTCGCCCACCTCCTGCACCGGGTTGACGGGCTCAGGCTCGCCCGGTAGCGGCGCCGTGCGCGCTTCCTGTTCCTGAAACTCGAATGCCGCCGCGCGGCGTTCCAGTAGCTCCCACTCGACTAGTTCCATACGCCGAAACCCTCCCCGTCCTGTACGTACGTTACGGGCGCCGGCTCGCCGGCCTCCTGTACGTTCGTTACGTTCGGCGCCGCCTGCGTGGCGCCGCCCGCGATGAATTTATCCCGCATCAGTTCGTCAGCCTCATCGCCGCGCGCGAATACCTGCACGCCGCATGCGCCGTGTGTGATGCAAACGCGACCGGAATTTTTCATCACCGACCAGCGCGCCTCACCGCCGCAGATTGGGCACTTGCAACTCATTTTTCCGGCCGCGCTCATGGTTACGCCCCGGCCGGCTTCAGTGCATCGACCTTGGCCGACAGCGCATCAATGGCCGCCATCACCACCGACGCATCGAGCGGCGCGGCCGGCGGCGTTGCTTCTTCGGCCGTCGCGGTTGTGAGCGCAACATTCAGCGTGTTGCGCGCGTCCGCAAGGTAGTTGTTGCCGTCGTCCCGTACGAACGGCGTGAGGTTGTCCAGACTGGCGAGAGCCGCCGCGATCATTTCCGATGCTTTCATGTGATGCCCTTCTATGGTTGTGTTGCGGCCGGAATCGGCCGGCCGCGCCCCGTTACAGCAGATCCACCGCTTCAATGAGGCGCAAAACCGGTTGCAGGTATTTCGCGCCCATCATTTTTTCGACCGCCGTCAGCTTGTCGATGCTCGCCTTCAGTTCCGCCGCCTGTTTTTGCGCCTCGCGAAGCGCCGCATCCTTCACCACCGACATTTTTTTTACCCCCTTCCGTACAGTTATTGACACGAGTCCGAGTGCTCGCGGCTTCGCCGCTGCGCTGAACCTTCTTCCACTCATAGCGCGTGGCCGGAACAAAGATTTCCGTTTCACGCGTGTACTTGCACAGCCCATCAATCACCGTTGCGATGCCGAGCGCGGCCACGCCGTGCGGCACCTGAACCGGCGCGATGCCATAGCGGCCGGCGCGGTGTTCGGTCGTTTTCTTCACGACGATGCGACGCGCCTCGCCCGCGACGCCGCCCATTGCCCGGGCGTATTCGGCCCAGTCCGCGCGATGCGTTTCAGTCTTTTGCGCCGCCTGCCACGCCGCGACGATTTCGGGCGATTCATCGGCCGTCGGCAGGTCCGCCGCCTTCACGCGGCGCAACTCGCGCCACACGCCGACCGGCGCACCGCCGAACTGCTGAAACTGGCGGATGCCCCACAGTGCCGCCCACGCCTCGACGCGCTGCGAAGGCGTGATTTCATCCTCGCCCCACATGTCTGACTGCACGATGAATTTTTCCTGCGTCTTGTGTTCGCCCACGTGCGCGCCGTCGATGTTCTTGGCGATGTACTTCGCGATGTAGCCGACGGCCGAGCCCTTCGCGCTATCAATGCGTGTGAAGTTCACGCGCCGTTCTGCGGCGCCGCGTTCGTTGGGCGAATCCTTCAGGCCGTGCGCCTTCATCACCGCGCACACGCGCTCGACGTTGTTCGAGAAAATCAGGCCGTGCCAGTGCGGCGTGCTGTCATGGTGCGGCTCTGCCACGCGCATGCCGAAGTAGGTCACGCCCTCGCGTTGCAGTTGCGCCCGGATGCGCGCCCACACCTTGCGCAGATAGAGTTGACCGTCGCGCGCGTTGGCGCCGTTGTACCGCTTGTTCGCGATGAACTTCACGCCGTCGCCTAGCTGGCGGATTGCATGAAAGCGTGACGGACAGGTGAGCGTGAACATCACGCCGGCAAAATTCGCCGCGGTGGCGAGGTCTTCACAGCCGCGCAACCGTGTCATCAGTTCGCCGCGCTTGAGCGCCTTGTTTGATACTGACTTGGCCGCCAGTTCCGCGAGCGTGAAGCGGTGGCCGAGTTCGTTTTCCAGCGTGACCGACTCGAGCGTTTTTTCATTGCGCCGGTTCTGCGCGATGCGCCGGCGCACGGCGTCATCACTCGCGTACGGTTCCGACTTGTAGTGCACGTAGTGGAGTCGGACGTTCGAATGCTCAAGCGACCGGATATGCAGGCGCCGCAGTTGCCGGCGCCACCACAGTTCACACTTCACGCGCGCCACCTGCTGCGCGGCGTCATCGAACGCCGGCATCCTGACCGCGTAGTCATCGCATGTCCGCATGCACACCAGGCGCGCGTCATCGGCATC